CACCTCGCGCTCTCGCAACTCCAACTCCCCGGCTTTGGCGTTGGCCGCGGCTTGCAGCTCTGCGCCCATTTTGACGCTGTCGACCTCGGCCTCAAACGCCAGCTTTTCTCGCTGAAGCTCCAATTTCTCGCGCTCGATCTGAACCTGCGCCTTGATCAGCTCAAGGTTCGGGTCTGGCTGCGGAGGTGGCGGTGGCGGTGCCCCGGCCGGGTCCTTGAAATAGCGGCCCGCCGACGTTACTCCGCCCACGCGAAGCATCTCGCTCATCGTGTTATATAGCTCTTCAAAGCCAACCAGCGGGTTGTCCACTCCGGCGGTCGTCAAGACCCGCTCCTGAATCGCCATGATCCCCTGGAACAGCGCCTGTTGCTTGTCTCTATGTCCCGCCAAACCAACCGACACCGTGACGTCCATGTCAGCGGCCATCGCAGCCGGGTCGACGCGAACGACCTTGTCCCGCAAACGGAACACAAACTCCCCGTCGAAGTTATCCGAAAATGTTTCCAACAACCCCCGGAACAATGGCTTGATGCCAAGCTCGGCCAAATTCCGCGCCACCATCTCGGTGCGCGCCGTGCTGGCATCGAAGCGCAGAGCCGCAGCAGTGGCAGTCTCATTGCGCAACGTCGTTGGGTCCACCCCCATGCCGTCTAGAGACACGCCCGTGCGAGCCGCGCGCAGACTGGCCATGTAGTCCAGAACCGGAAGCGCTTGAGTGCCGACCATCGGAGTGCCGATCGGCTGGATCGAGTTCATTTCTTTGGTGCGGATGATCGCGCCAGGCTCGCTGGTCGACAGATCATCCAAATTTACCGCCGTGTCCAAGACCGCCAGCCGAGGCGAGACGGCCTGATACGTTGCGTCCAGGACCGAGCGCTGTAGCGCCGTCAACACCTGTTGGCTTTCACTCGCCAAGCTGGCGATGCCCAACCCGATCACCCGATACGGCAGCAATACTGGCGACCAACAAGCAAACGGGATGCGATCAACTTCCTCGGCGTAGAGCAGCTGGATCTGCGAGTGGAACCCGGCGCAGATAACGTGATGGATTTCGCCAACACCATCGCCGTCTAGGTCAGCGCGCACATAGGCGTCAAGCACCTCAACGCGCTGGTTCGATGGGGCTCCAGCGCCGCCATTGATATCGGCGTCATATTCGCTGCTCTCGTATCGCTCGAGGTAGTCTTGGTTCAGGCTGTAGTTACTGTTGCCAAACGGCAGCTTGTCGACCGCCTCGCGATCGAACCCCATCGCAATCAGTTGGCTCTTGGTTTTGTAGACGCGGTGGCCGATGAACCGGCAATCCTCCAGCGTTGGGCTGGTTGCCATGCCGTCGATCACAAACTGCTCCGGCGCGACGTTCTCGATGCAGATCTTGTTTTTTGGCTTGCGGACCTTCCGGCGGATGTCGTGCAGCATCGCCGGCTGCATCGCCGCCATGCCCGACATATCCATCATCGGCTGGCCCATTGGGTCGAGCGGCGGCATCATGGCGCCCTGCGGGTCCGGATAGGCCGTGTGTTCCATCACGTCGGCCTCAACGTCCATGTCGAGGCGAGCAAGTTCATCGTCCGTCAGGCCCGACAGCGATTCGATCTTCGTCTCAACGCTCTCGTCGTAATACCATTTCAACACGCCAACATCGCTGATCAGGCCGTCCTTGATGAAGGTCGACATGATCCGGTGGCCGTCGTTTTGTTTCGAGAGGATGTGATCAACAACGGACGTCGCCTGGTCGGCAATCTCCTCGTCGCCATCGCCAACCGGGTCGAAGCGGGCAACCCCATCGGTGATCGCCAAGCGGTGCAGATACGGCATCAGCGCCTCAACGGTCTCTAGCACCGAGCGGTCCAGCACCTGGCTTCGGCCGTCGCGCTCATCGCCTTGGGCCTGGCCGAGATACTGTTGCAGGTTGCGCGACCGGCGCTCAACGATCCCGTCGTTGTCATAGCCAATCGCGTCTTCAAGCTCCGACTGGATAATGGATAGCAATTCGTCGTCAGTGTCGGCGTCGCGACGCGGGTCCTCGGCGTCGGCTTCATGCTCAACGCTGGCGTATTCCGTCATTGACATTATCGTATCCATGCCACGTTGTTTTCAGGCTTGGGAGACCACCCGCCAACCGTCACTTCGGCCGCGGCAACCGCCATGGCCATGTATCGCGTCGCATCAGCCGGGTGCGTCGTCCAATCCCGCTCTGGAACCGCGCGGTACATCTGCCGCTTATCGTCCCAACCGGCCCGATATTGGCGCAACGCTTCGATCAAGCGCTCGCACTTCGCCTCGTTGATCCAGCAACGCGGCAACAGATTACGGACGGCGTTGATGCCGTCGTCGACTTTTTGCTGCGGCAGCACCTCGCAATTGAGGCCGAGCCGCGCGAGCGTTTCCTGTCGGGTGACGCCGGTTCCAAGCTCTCGGGCCTGGACGTCGTGCGGGAGCCAGTGGTCACCGTATCGGTAGGAGAGGCTGCGTAGATGCTCGACATAATGGGCCAACCCCGCACCGCTGTTTTCGTAATAGTCGACGACCCAAATCTCGCGGCCGACGATCTGAAACATCACGATCGATGTCGCGTCGCCGATGCCCAGATCCCAGCTGGTGTGAACCAGAGCGTCGCCAGCCGGCGATAGGGTCGTGATCCGGCCAGCCTCGGTCAGATCCTCCATCTCGCGAGCGTAGTACGCGCCCCGGATCGAGGCCGTCCACGAGCACTCAAACTCCTGAAGATACTGTTCTCGCGTTAGTTGGCGCTTGGCGGCCCGAAGCTCCTCTTCCGGCACGATGTTGGTCTCCGATGCCTTGCGCACCGACACCATCCAATCGCCGCTGTCGTCGTTCTCAGCCTGGGTGACCAGGTCGTAGAAGGTATTCCGGCCGCGCGGCGTTCCCATGAACACGGCCCAGCCTTTGCGATCGACCAGCGCGGGACGGATAATCTCGCCCCACAACCGCGGATCAATCTGCGCCACCTCGTCCAAAACCACGCCGTCAAACCCCTGGCCTCGCAGCGTGTCGGGATTGTCGCCGCCGAACAGCTGGATGCGGCCGACCGCACCGTAGTCAGCGCGAAGCTCGGCTTCGTTGAACGTCGCGCCGGGGATCACCCGGCTGTAGTCCTTGACCATGTCCCAGGCGACTTGCTTGGCTTGCCGGTACAACGGCAGCACGATGGCATATCGCCGGCCCTTTGAGCCCGGCCCGAACAGCGATCGCAGAACGTGGTTTACAGCGAAAGTGGTCTTGCCAAATCGACGATGGCAAACCAGCACCGAGAACCGCTTTAGCGATTGATGAAGCTCAGCTTGAGCCGTCCTTGGACGATATGGCAGGACGATCTCGGTCGTCTTCCCAACGGATTGTGATCGTGCCGGCATTTTCCCCCGGTTCCTGTTTGTCGGTTTCGCGCCACTTACCGCGCGTTTTCAAGAAAAAGATGGCGGCCGTCATCGACTCGCGCCCATCGCCAAGCGCCTTGGAGAACAGGTTCTTGCCGACCTGGGTCACGGCCTCATCGGTCGCGGCATCTAGCTCGTCTCGATAGTGAACGGCCAATGTGTCGACGCTGATGCTCATGGCTCGCGCTACCCGCTCTTGGGGGACGCCAAACGCGGTCATCTCCCAAACAATGGCGCGGGATTCCACGCTCGGCTGGTGCGCCGGACGGCCCATAATGGTTGCCTTTATAGTTCCGGAAATCTCGGTTAGAAATTCAAGAGGCCTTTTCGGCCCATCACGATTTGTTGGTTGCGCGGCACCTCCTCGGTTTTCCAAGGAGGGATTTCCCGCCGCTTCTCTTTCGAGTACTTCAGCCGCGTCTGGACGTTGCTCGCTTCGGATTCGCCCGCCAGCTCTCGATATGTTTTGTAGGGATGTTGATCGTTGGCTCGGTTTAAGAGTTCATCCGCTTTATTGTACTTTCTTTCCGTCTCACCCGCCTCGGCGAGTTTTGCCGATATTCTTTTGCGTTCCGCCTTCAATTCTTTGGCTGGCCATGTTGTCGTTACTTTCAAAGCCGACGGGATTTCCGCCTTAACGTGCTCTCGCAATTCCGCAGCGGCGGAACGCAGCCACGCTTTTTGCGCATCCCCGGAGCGCTTCGGCATTGGGCCTAGAACCCCCCAGACCTTGTGCGAATATTGATACCAAGTACCGAGGCCCGTAACTTGACTGGGCGTGATCCGATCAGCGTTCGACAGCCGGTTCAGCCGCTGGACCTGCTCCGCATCGGACAGCGCCTTCGCTTGCTCCCGAGTGCTTCTCGCAAAAGTCCGGGCCAACTCCAGCCCTTTCTTTTCGTCTTCCGCCGCGGACGCCACGTCCATCCAGCTGCTCTGATTCCCGCCCCTCGCGAAATTTTCGCGGCCCTGAATGCCGTGTTGGAATTCGTGCATCCCCACCGAGGTTTCCGATCTCGGGTAGCCCCATGTACTCTGCGGCAAGTTTTCATTTAGATGAATCTCATCGCGATCCTTGTGATAGGAGCCGCCGGTGCGCCCCATGGGTTTCCGCCTGATCGTCATGTCCGCCATGTTGGGATACGCCGCCAGCAATTCCGGGTGGTTTATCACTTCGTCGGCTCTGAAGACTCCCTCCTTCAGTCTACTGAGAACCTGCCCGAGCCCATCCGCCCTATCGTGGAGGCCATGCGCCGCCGCTTTCTCGATCTGCTCAATCAAACTTGCCTCGGTCAGCAAGCCGGAAACTGGCTGGCGCGTGTTAATCACCGCCTTGCTATCGTCAATCTCGAACCGCCATTGATTATCGGCGCCACGGCCCCAGCCGGTTTCCCGCCATATGTCATCCCGTGAGACTCTTGCCTTTTCGAGCTTCTCAGCTTTAGCCAATTCTGGCAGGTTTGCCGTCTTTGCCTGTCTCCCAGCAAATGTACCAAATGCCCCGGCCGGCACTTTAGCCAATAACGGGGCGCCTTCAAGCGCCATGGGAAACAGAGCCAGCAGCCTTTCGATGTTAGAGAGGGGCTTGCCGCCTGGGCCATCGCCCGTCAAGCCGCCCTCAAACTCCTTGATGCCCCGTTGTGAGAACTTGGCAA